AAAAAGATGAAGAAGAATTAAAAAAACTTATGGAACAGGAAAATGAACCTGAGCCGCAAGAAGAAGAGGTAAAAGAAGAAGAACCAAAAAATGCTGAAGAAAAAAGTTTTAAAAAACGTTATGGTGATTTAAGAAGACACTCTCAAAAACAAACTGAAGATTATAAAAAAGAAATAGATTCTTTAAAAAAACAATTAGACTTTGCTACTAAACAAGAAATTAAATTACCTAAAACTGAAGCAGAAATAGAAGAATGGGCAAAAAAATATCCTGATGTAGCAGGTATTATAGAAACAATAGCAATTAAAAAAGCTTCAGAGCAATCTAAAGAGCTAGAAGAAAAAGTAAAAGCTATTGATGAAATGCAGTTTAATGTTACAAAAGAAAAAGCTGAAGCAGAATTATTAAGACTTCATCCTGATTTTGCAGAAATAAGAGACACAGATGAGTTTCATGAATGGGCAGATGAACAACCTAAATGGGTTCAAGATGCTTTATATGAAAACGATAGTGATGCAAGGTCTGCTGCTAGAGCAATAGACCTATATAAAATAGATAAAAATATAAGTGTTGGCAAAAAAGTAAAAACAGATAAAGAAGCAGCAAAATCTGTAAATACTAAATCGTCTAGAAATAAACCTTTAGAAGATGAAAGCTCTACTTATTTTAAGGAATCTGATGTACAAAGTATGTCAGCAAAAGAGTACGAAAAAAACTCCGATGCAATAATGGAAGCTATTCGTGCTAATAAATTTGTATACGATATTTCAGGAAATGCAAGATAAATGCTTGACAAACCTAAAATATTGGATATAACTATATAATATATATTAAACTATCCCTATGTATTATGCATAGCCACATAGTTATAATTCGCAAATATAAAGAATATTAGACCCACTCTGTCTAGTAAAAGCCCAAATTTGCAAAGTACAAGTAAGTTTGCACCTTTGAAAAATAGACCCCTGAATAAACTAAATATTTTGCATTTGTTTGTAGTATAATTAAGGAGAAATACTATGGCGTTTAAACAAGCTGCTGGATATGGTAATCTTCCTAATGGTAACTTCTCACCTGTAATATATTCTAAGCAGGTTCAACTAGCATTCAGAAAAAGTTCTATTGTAGAAAGTATAACTAATTCTGATTACTTTGGTGAAATCTCTGCAATGGGTGATACTGTTAAGATTATCAAAGAACCAGAAATTACAGTCAAGGAATACGCTCGTGGTACAATGATTCAACCACAAGACCTTGATGACGAAGACTTCAGCTTAGTTGTCGACCAAGCAAACTATTTTGCATTTAAAATCGACGACATAGAGGAAGCACATAGTCACGTAAACTTCTCTCAACTCGCAAGTGACAGAGCAGGGTACAGACTTAAAGATAACTATGACCAAGAGGTTTTAGGTTATCTATCAGGGTTCAAACAAGCATCAATCAATGCTGTTGCAGGAACTGCTAATGATGTCGTAAGTGGCACAAAAGCAGTATCAACAGCAGGTTCTGATGAATTGTTGACCTCAATGAAACTAAGAAAAGATAGTTTCAGTAACATCACAACAGGTAGTGCAGGAGACCATTCAATTCCTCTTGCTCCTAGACTAGGTGGTGCAACAGCCCAAGCAACTGCTACAGCTACACCTTTACAGGTTATTGCTAGAATGGGCAGATTGCTTGATACACAATTCGTAGATGCAGACGGAAGATGGCTAGTTCTACATCCAACATTCGTTGAAGTTCTCAAAGATGAAGATTCAAGACTTCTCAATGCAGACTTTGGTGAATCAGGTGGACTAAGAGCAGGTTTATCAATCGGCAAAATCCACGGATTTGATGTATATATGTCAAACAACCTACCTGCAGTTGGAACAGGTCCGGGAACTTCAGGTTCTGCGAACCAAAATTCTAACTACGGTGTTATTGTTGCAGGACATACTTCATCAGTAGCAACTGCTGAACAAATCAACAAAACAGAAACTTACAGAGACCCTGACAGTTTCGCTGATATTGTTCGTGGTATGCATTTGTATGGCAGAAAGATTCTTAGACCAGAATCTCTTGTAACTGCTAAATACAACGTAGCGTAAGGGGAGGATAAACTATGGCAACTTTTGATTTAACATCATCCGATACCACAGGGGTATCCTCAAATTCTATCGTAGCTATGCCATCTATGAAAAATACTCATGTGATGAGAAATATTGAAGCATACTTAGATATTGATGCTTTAGTAGCAGCAGGTGGTAGCTTTTCTGATGGAGACATCTTTCAGGTGTTAGAAATCCCTGCGAATACTTTAGTCTTAAATGCAGGTGCAGAAGTGATGAAAGCATTCACAGGCAGTTGTACTCTAGACATGGACTTCGCAGCAGGTGATGACATTATTGATGGTGCAGATATAACCTCTACAGGTTTTTGTGCAGCAGGCTCTAATGGTCAAACTAACACTATTGTTGGAAGTGCAGCTTCAACTTATACTCAATTTGTAACTACTACAGATACTATTGATGCTAAGATTGCAGGTGCAGCTCCTGCCACAGGCAGACTTAGAATGTATGCCACTGTTATTGATTTAGCAGGTCATGGTTTAGATGATAAGCCTGATGAGGTTGATAGAGACCAATTAGCTTAATTAGCTAGATATAGGGTGGCAGGGAAACTTGCCATCCTTTTAACACGAGTTTATTATGGCAGAAACATTTCTTACACATACAAATAGAGTAATAGCAAGATTAAATGAAGTGCAATTAAGTTCTTCTGATTTTACTAGCTCACGAGGTATACAAACTCAATGTAAGAATGCTGTTAACGAAGCTATAAGATATATTAATCAAAAAGAATTTCAATATCCTTTTAATCATACTATAAAAACACAAACTCTTACAGCAGGTTCTGTTAAATATAGTATACCAACAGATGCAAAAACTGTAGATTATATTAGTAAAAAATAGTAATTTAAGTGTTAGTGGTGGCAGATTAAGAATATTTGACTATAATGATTACGTAAATTCTTTTATAACTCAAGAAGATGAAATAAATACAACAACATTAAGTACATCTCATACTGATTCTGTAACAACAATTACAGTTACAAGTACATCAGGCTTTGATAGTTCAGGAACTTTATTTATAGGTAATGAAGAAGTTACTTATACAGCTATAGGAAGTTCAACAACATTTACAGGTGTAACAAGAGGAGCTAATTCTACAACAGCTTCTGCACACGATAGTGGTGTTCAAGTAGCACAGTTTACAAGTGGCGGTGTTCCTGAGTTTGTAGTTAGAACTCCTGATAATAATTTTTCATTATACCCATTTCCAGATAAGTCATATTCTATTAAATATGATTATTTTACTTTCCCCACCGACATGTCAGCTCATAGCGATACAACAACTATACCTGATAGATTTTCACCTATTATAGCAGATGGAGCAACAGCGTTTGTATATCAATATAGAGGTGAAACTGCTCAGTACCAATTAAATATGCAAAGATTTGAACAAGGTATTAAAAATATGCAAACCTTGTTAGTGAATAGATTTGAATATATTCGTTCTACTTATATACCTAAATCTACATATAATGCTACTACTAATATATTTGCTAGGTCTACATAATGCCTGACCAATCTCAAACTCAACCTTTTTCATTTGCATGTCAAGGAGGTTTAGTATTAAATCAACCTACATTTAATATGCAGCCTGGGCAAGCATTAGAATTAGAAAACTTTGAACCTGATATTGATGGTGGTTATAGAAGAATAGATGGGTTTCAAAGATATGTAAGACAAATTGTACCTCAAACATCTTCATCTAGTGAAGAAGTATTAATGGTGGTAAACTTTGGAGATAAAGTAGTTGCTGCTAGAGGACAAAAAATATTTAGTTCTGCATCTACTGAATTAGCTAC